TCAATGTACCGTACTCTTGGCGGAATGGTACCGTCTTCTCCTGTTCCACTGAGAATATCATCCAATCCGAGTTCATTGATCCACTTGGCAGTTTCCCATTGTCTTTTACTTCTATGTCCGGCATCTTCCTCCTTAAAACACTTTAAACAAGATGCAGGACGCTCACCTTTAAGCATCATTCTGCGCACGGATTTCATATACTCATTATTCCATGCATCGAGTAGACGTGTTGTTGCTAAATTAGCAGGCTTGCCATCATCCCTTCTGAGAACACCTGCTTCTGAAATTGTTTTATTTGTTGAATTTTTATCCTGTACTGCAGATGCATTCGCCGTACAACACACTCTCATATGACCAGAAGGTCGAGTAGAAATATGCATCCAAGGTAACGCACAAAAAGTTTCTGATGGTAAATTATCAGGATCTTTATCTAACATAATTTTAATTTTTTAATACAATCATAACTATCAACATTTAATGCAATAAAGAATTGATAAACTTCATCATCAAATGCAAATGCATCATGCCATTTTAAACTATCATGTAAATATAATCTTCCTGGTTCAATATTTTTTTCAGGTATATATTTTTCAAATTTATTAGTTAATTTATTTTCAACAAAGCCCTCACCACTAACCTTATATCTTATTTTCATTTTTTCAGGATCTGTTGTACCCCAAAGTCTCAACCATTTTGTAGGATGCCAAGTATCAAAATGTGGTAAAAGATGGCCCATTGAATGCCATTTAAAAATACAGGAACGAACCATATATTCTTTAATAGGTTCCAAAGCTTTTAAACTTCTAAACTCCATTAACTCTGTTTGCTCTTTAAAACTTGTTTCAAATAAAATATCATTTTTTTCAAAATGACTCATATTGAATACATAATCAGTAAAATTTTCAGCATTATCTTCTAAACCGGTTTGTAAAAAATTCCACCTATCTAAAGGATAACATGCTGGTTCAGAATCATTATCTAATTTTCCATTTAAATTAATCAACGGTATTGCATATCTTGGATATTCTTTATACCTATCACCCCATCTAAAAAAATTATCCTTATATCTTTCAATTTCTAATAAAAAAGAATCAACATTAATTTTAATATCTAACGGAACTAAATTAGCAGTATGCAAATTATAATATTGTTTTTTCGTTAGTACACTATCATTAATTTCATAAGGTTCAGAAACATTATAAACTATATTATTAGATTCTAATAATTTCTTTTGATCATTTCTTAATTTTATACTTTTTTCATACTCATCATATGTTTGATAGATATGATTTAATATACCTTTATTTGGTTTATGAAATATTAAATAGAAAAATCCATCACCATATTTTTCCATAAGTTCGAAATTATAAATTCGTAAGGGATCAGTCTTTTCCGGAACAAAATTAGAAACACAATAATCTTTCCAATCTTTTTTAGAATCAAAATTCTTATCAGGAATCGTAATGGTAGTATCTATTTTAATCATGTATATTTTTCACATCTAGGCAATAATTATTTTCTTCTATTTTTTGCTTGATCAATTTATGATTGTGTTTTAATTTAGATTTAATATTATTTATTTCATTTTTCAATTTTTCTGTTGGTTGGCTTAAAATATTTTTTATTTGATCCATAATTGAATTAAATCTGACCTTGAAGGAACTATTATCAAAACTATAATCAAAAAGTTCATCATACAAATAAAATCCTTGATTTTTGAGAAATGTGTGATAACCTTTACTCGCCATGGAAATAAAGGGCTTTTTATAATATAGTGGTTTCAAAACTTTCTCAGTTAAACAACAACCCTTATCTGTATAACTTTCTCCGACTAATTCAATCGCCGAATAAAGATATTCCTCAGGAACATCTCCTAATATGTTTATATTTTTTCTATCTGTTAATTCTTTTTTAATAGATGTGCACCAAGAACCTTTTTTGAATACAAACGAAGGAGTTATTACATCGGAATTTGTTTTTATTCCGTTCACTAAAAGATTATCATCATTTAAAAAATCTAATGAAGTAATGGGCTCGGGGTCAACTATTCTAGGAACCCTATTAGAATAAGCAAAGTTGTCGAACTCATGTAGTTCATTTAGTATCATAAGCCTGTTTAATCTCTGCTCACCGCACATAAAGATAACATTATATAGTAAACCCTTATTAACATTTTCATGCGCAAAATCGCCCCTTTTAAACCCTCTACAAACAGTATACCACGGAAAGCTCTTAACATTAATACCTTCCTTTATTTGCATTAATTTTTTTACTTGATTGTGATTATGATTTAAATTAATATCATTATTATAAAAATAAGTATTCTTATAATTTTTTATGTGAAGATTTTTGTAGATATGATATAAACTATTGAATTTCCATAATTGAGTGGTAGAGTAGGGATAATAATGGCCGGCCTCATTCAAATCCAAAAATACAATTCGTTCTGAAGTGGGATATTTTATGAGATCATAATCTAATAACAAATCTTGAATAGTTTGATATTTAATTCTATCAATTTCAATTATCACTTATTCCATTTTATTTTATCCAGCACGACTCGCTAAACAAACAGCAATTAATTCAGTTCCCGTCGCACAATTACCACAACAAGCCATTAAAGTTTGTCCCGTACTCGCTGTATTAAATTCTTCATCAGTTATATAAGAAACATTTACGAGATTCCAACTAGAAGTAGCATCTATTGCAGTTTTAAGATTGTTTATTAAATCGTCAGCGTCAGTATCAATTTCTAATTTATGATATGATGCATTTTCTGAGGGAACAAAACATTCATTACAAGTTATAACTGAATTAGTTAATTTGTCTTCGAATTGAACCAAGAGTCCTGTGTCATCAACATAACCCGGAGTATCTATAAGATGTTCACGTTTAAATTCTCTTATATCATCCCAGCCGCCTTCTTTCGTTTTCGTTCCGACCATTTTAAAATTCATATGTGACATTCATTTCCCCTTATTTAATTAACCATTGAGTTAAATGTGGATGCAAAAAATCTTGAAATTTTTGATTTCGGGAATAATCAAATAATGTTATTTCTTTAAGCATTAAATTTTTATTCTCTGCATTTCTTTTAACATATGATTTACATATCTGATTAAATTTCTTTGAATCTAACCATGGAACTTTTTTCAATAAATCTACATTTAAATGTATTGGACTTATACCGCGAGAATCTGGATATACTTCACAATATGAAATATAAACTTTCTTTGGTAAAGAACAACACCATTGCCAATGTTCGTGTAAATCTAAAATATTTAAAGCAGAAACAACAACTGCAATATTTACTCTTCCCAAATTTGTGGATGTTTTTAGAAATAATCTTATAGATCTATCCAACTCATCAAACGATTGGGGATATCTTATATATTCATAACATTCTTCAACACCATCGATACTTAATTTGGGATGTTGTTTCTTAAACTTATTTAATTTATTTATCAGATGAGTATTAAACATCGTACCATTGGAATGATACGCAAGGATCGTGTCTTTAGCCCAACCTTTTTCAATATATCTGTCAAGGAGTTTTAAAATTTGAGCATCGAAAAATGGTTCTCCTCCACTAAATCTAAGTTCCTTTACTGGATTATTTAACAACCATTGATATTGCTTTGAATTAGAAGTCCTTGGAATTGTAATTCTTCCTCTGAATTTGCCGCATGTGGCTTCTTCAACTTCGTGAAGTAAATGTTCTCTACTAAAAAATTCAAAGTCTAACATTAATCTATGACTTGTTTGAGGATCGCACATTCTACAAGCAAGATTACATTTATTAGAAGCAATAAAATCTACTACATCTAATTTTCCTCTGGGCTTAGTATCATCATTATGGATTCTGAAAGATTCGATACCTCTATCTTCCATATCCCAACATGTTTTACAAAACGGATGTTTTATATTATTGGATAAAGCTTCTCGTAGTTCTTTAAATTGTTTTGAATTAAAAGCTTCTTCGGGGGAAAGGTCTGTATCGAGCCATTCCATTGGATCTTCCCAATCTGGCCGAGACATATTACAACAAGGATGGAACCACTTAATTCTATCACCATCCCAATCTCTTAAAGTTATTTGTTTAAAAGGATAACTGCATAACATTATTCTACATAGAAATCATCACTAGGCAAACCCGGTTTCCAACCCAACTTTTTAATTTCGGTAGGATCAGCACAAGTTTCTTCACTTTCGCCAGTTACATTTTTAAAATCAATTGAATCAATATCAAAATCTTCGGGAGCATTTTCTTTAGCAAAATCGTAAACAGATTTAGGTGTGCCATATCCAATGTCATATACTCTTGGAAAATGTTGAAGAGATATAAAAGTTTCTGTCATAATTAAATAGATTGCTTTTACACAATCTGTTACATGCAACCAATCTCTTGTATGGGTTGTTAAATATCCAATTTTTCCTTCTTGCAATTGTCTATAAAACATATCGGGTCGAGATTGAGGCCCCCATACAGTAAAAAATCTCATCCCTATAGCATGTATAGGTGCCATGACTTCACACATAGCTTTTGTCATCGCATAAGGGCTTTTTAAATCTTTAACAGATGAACTCGATGCATAATATATTCTAGAATTTGCGTAGGTATCAAAAATTCGTTTAGTTCCGGTAACATTAATATCATAATATTTTTTTAAATATTTTGGTTTCCAGCTATCGCGAACACCAGCTTTCCCTGCTAAATGAACTACTGCATCTGCATCGGTATGTGGTAGTTCATCTTTAGTAATATCACAATCTTCGTGAGGAACATCTCGACTATCCCAACCTAATCCTGAACAATTATCGATACCATAAACTTCATGTCCCTCTTCAGATAAAAAATTATATAAGTGATGACCAATAAATCCCTTAACTCCGGTAATTAATACTTTCATAGCCACTCCTTTAATGTTGATTCAAGCAACTTCCAATAATCAAAAGATTTTTCTTCAAAAATTTGAGGTTCTTCATTTTCAACAGCAATTACTATTACAATATTATTTATTGGAATTTCTGTTCTTTCTTCAAACATTATGGAATAAGCTGTAGCCTGGAGAAAATATTCTTCAACCCATTCTTTCTTTTTGGGCTTCGAAGATGTTTTCCAATCTATAATTGCTTTCTGCCCTTTCCAATCGGCTACACAATCACAACGACCAGCAACTCCTAAATGTTTACTCCATAGTGGAATTTCTATACCTGCAATATTAGCGAGCTTATCATCTAAATGGGGTTTAACAGTATTAAACATCTCTCGAACATTCGGTAATGAATTTTCGAAATAATCTTCTTTATTAAAAATATAATTTTCTATAACTTTGTGGACTTTTGTTCCACGGCGGGTCGCTTGAGTTGTTATTTTATTGGCTTCTTCTTCACCAATTCTAGCTCTCCATTCTTTAAAGAATTGAGCTTTTTTTCTACCTAATACTGTTGTAATTGATGGAAAGGTTCCGTCAGGAGTATCATAAACTCTAGAACCATTTTTTGTGATTGAATTTAATTCTTCAAACTCAAGGTCTACATGATCAAACATTCATTGTTGCTCCAGGATAATTTCGCTTTATTTGTTTCAGGTGATCTGTAAAAGCTTGGTCTGGCTTTTTCTTATGACCCTTAGCGGTCGTACCCGAAATGTTATCATATACAAATCCCGGACATGCAATTTTCTGTTCAATTCTTCCATTGCACTTCGGGCAAGGGCTTTCCAAAGGCTCATGCCTTCTTGCAATGGGAAGAATCTCTTCAACTTCGTAATCACATTCCACGCAACCATAATCATATGTTGGCATAATTTACCTATAAAAAATGTGTGTATCTATTTTAACCGTTTTCTTTTTATATGTAGTCCACCTAGGATTATTAATATAATCAGCGTGATAATGAGTAGCACCATCTGTTATATCTCTAAGGTTTTCGTGTGTATAAAAATACTCTGCTAAATCTTGTACTTTTTGCCAAGTTTTTCCTGGATACGGTGTATCATGAACCCCATCACAATACCAACTAAATTGACATCGATCTCGTACTGGAAAACCGGTACTGGTATGAGCTCCTTGAAAAATTACTTCACAATAAGTATTAGGAAAATGCCCGCTTCGAACTCTATTATAAGTAACGTGCGCTACGGCCAATTTCCCAGCAGTACTTTCTACTGCGGCTTCAAAATATATATTTTTTGCCAGACAGGCGACTTCTTTTTGGTCTACTGATATCATTGCGTCCATCCTCGGTGAACCAGTTGGACCAATAAGTGAAGTATTTTCAGTTAACAGGAGATCTGTTGGTTGATGGACGCCTGGCATATTTGTCTTCGCCGCCATGGCTTCCTTATCCTGTATAACTATTTTTGCTGGGTAAGTAAGAACTCCCACAGCTATAACCAAAGCTAATAAAAATTTCATATAACTTGCTCCGAAATGTTAAGTCACATTTCCATTATTATGATATGTTTATCTATTCTAAGTGTTGCTAGATTCTTTAGCTGTTTGCATTGGTGGTAACAGATGGGGAAAAGTTTCACTTACGAGTTTGTAAGTTAGGCCTTTTATTCCGAGATCTTTCTTTTTTATATTTACAAGAAACTCGGCTTCTCTTGGTGTAACGCTCTCTAACATTCCTATGTACATCGTTTCTCTTTTAATTGGATTAATATTGTTTCCCACACAAAAAGCTTCTCCTCCGGGTCCTTCTACAAAATAACGTAATTTACGTATTTGTTGAAACATCATTGTTGAACTCGGATCTTCGGCACCAGCGTTAAACGGCGGCTTCCCCTCTGGCAACAAAAATTTTACATCCGGATGGAACGTGTACCACAATAAGTTCTCCAGATGATCTGTATGATTTTGTTTAAGTAGCTCTCCTCGCTCCTTTTGGCTTTTTGCCTTGTCTACTAATTCCAATAATTCTAATAGTGATCTAGCCATAATCTAAAACTCCTGTATCGATTCAGTCATATCTTTAAGGCGGTGCTTAATGAAATAATTAAGCATCCTTTCACGACCTAGATATTGTTCACTTTCATATCGTGTTTTTATATTTATCTCTATTTTATCTGGGATACGCCCCAAATCTATTAAGGTTTCATTGCGTTTGAAGTTACGTAAGATCTCCCCCTCGAATGCCTTTTCCGGTATTATATTTAGCCAATCTAGGATCTTCCGCTTAGACATTGGCTTTTGTCTCATTCCTTCTACTAAACAAGTATCGTTTGAAAGAATATTAGGTATCCCGTCACTTCTATCGCCTTTTACTATTAAGGCACGCAATTGTTTTTCCGGATCTGACTCTTTAATGAATTTTTTGGTTCGAGGTGACCATTGAAATACATTAGGATATCGTTGCAATTGAATAAAATCTTTATCTGAGGAAACTATTAATATATTATAATCTTTATGAGAATAATTTTTACAAATAACACCAATAATGTCATCTGCTTCACATCCGTCTAATGCAACTACTCTATAAGGCATATTTTCAGCAATTTCATCTCGAATGCCATCAAGAATATTAAACAGGGCTTCCCAGTCTACATTTTGTTTATTCTCTTCTCT